CCACTAAAGTTTGGTGATTGTGTTACAGGAACACCTATTAAGTTTGGATAAAATGAAGTTAATGGTGAATTACTACCAAGAAGTTGTTTTACATCTGATCTACCCTCAAATAGTCCAACTATTCCTTCTCTTAGTGAGCTAAAATCAGTTTTAGCACCACTAATAATATTAGAAAAAGCAGTTTGTGCACCCTCTACAAAAGATATTGAACCATCTGCTCCTACATTAACAAAATTAGATATATTTTTAAGTGCAAGTGCTGTTGGTGAACCAGCTGGTATTTTATGTCTTACAGAATGAAAACCTATTGGTAAAGAATCTATAATTGAACTTGGTCTCCAAGTTCTTATATCACTTCCCACAACGATGTTTGCAGTTGGTGCTGTCGTATCAAATATATCTCTTGATGTAGAAGTTCTCTGTGGTACTGCAAGATTTGTTAGTGGTTTACCTAATGCTCTATTTATAATATCTCCCATAGTTCCAAGACTAAACTCACCACCTGCATTTTGTTTTTGTAAAATGTCTTGTTTTATTGCAAACCCAAGACCTCTTGGTGTAACTAAAAACTTACCTATTCTTTCTATATCAGCTACAGTTCTTGCAGCTTGTGTTATTATACCACCTCTAACTATTCCAGCATCTATAACACCTGCTCCGCCAGGTCCCCATCTATCACCAATCTCTTTTAAAACAAATGGTTCATCTGGTCCAAATACTTTATTCTTTCTTGCACCTAATGGGTCGGTTTGACTGAATGCTCTTGCATAATATGTATCTAATGTATCTTTTGTTGATTTTAATATAGATGTTGTGTTAAAAGTATCATTGAATTGGAAATTAAGTTGTTCACTTTGACGACTTAGTGCTGATATCTTAAATCTTAATGCATCAAATCTTGGTGGTATTCCAAATGATTTTTGTCCTGTAACAAGAGTACCTGAATGACCATCTAAAAAAGATTGAGGTGTCTGTTTTGAACCAACACCTTGTGATAAATCTGATTTCATATCTATTAATGCCATTATGCGTTCATCCCAAGATCACCTGTTACACCAACTAATCGCTCTAACAATTGGTTAGTTCTATCCATGCTAAATCTACCTACTGCTTCACCTTGATGGAGTTGAGCGAATCCACTACCAGCAACCATTTTTCCCTCACCCTCTCCAGTTTGAAATGATGGAGCTGCAGCTGCAATTCCATAAGCTGCTGTACCGACTCCAGCACCTATTGCTGCACCCTTAAATCCACCCATCGCCATTTGACCAAGTTGTTTAAGACCTAATCCTGGTATAGCTGCCACTATAGCTCCTAATATACCCAAGACAGCTGACCCAATACCTACAAAAGACACAAATTTCTTTTGTGCCGCTTCATTTCCAAGTTCTTCTGCTCTAACTAAAGCACCCATTCTTTCTACACTCAAACCAACACTATCTGCTAAAGCTTTTCTTTGTATAACATTCAACTTATTAAATTCTGCTTCACCACCAACTTGAGAAACAATCTCATCCATCATCGCTGCTTGGTCACCTGTAAATGCTAACTGTCTTGCTCTATCAAGGTTTATACTTCTACCTAATAGAACTTGTGCACTCATCTGTGCTTCTATAGATGATTCGAAGTTAAGTAATGATTCTGATATAGCTGCTACATCACCTAAATTAACACCTAACTCTTTTGCTCTCTTTGCTGCATCAAAAACATTTGCTCCACCATCTTTTGCAAACTTAGCAAAATGTTCTGTATTACTAGCTACATCATCCATTATAGCTCTAAACGGAACACCTGCTTGTTTGTAAGATTTCATTTGAGCATGAAGTGCTTCATTACTTGAATCAGAAGTCGCTGCCATCATACCCATAATTTTAGCTTGATTCTGAGCAGATACTCCTGAGAATACGGACATTAATTTCATATTTAAACCAAGTTTCATACTTGATTCATTCATATTACCAAATTCGTCTGCTATAGCTCTTGACTCTGCACCAAAGAAAATAAATTCTGGTCTACTAAGAACATCCATAAGACCAGTACCCATACTCTGCATACTTTCAAATAAATTTTTACCTATAAATGCTGCTATAGCTAATCCTGTACCCTTTGCAGCAGTTCCTAAAGCTTTAAATTCCATAGGTCCATCTGCTAATGATTCTCCCAAAGTCTCTTCATAAACTTGACCTGCTTTTCCTAAAGCGTCTGATAATGAACCACCTATTCCAGGAATTATACTTAAAAAACTTTGTGTACTTTCACGTCTCTCTTTAGCAATTTTAAGTTGTTTATTACCTGCGTCTTGAACAATTCTCTGTTTTTTGATTTGCTCATTTAAAGATATAAGTATCTTTTCATCTTCTTCTCTACCATCTGATTTAGCTTGAGCAATTTTTTTTGATAAGTCTTTGCCTTTTAAATCTACATTGAAAATATTTTTTGTGTTTTTTAGTAATTCTTTACCAATATCAAGTTGGTCTTCAAAGTTGTTCTTAGTTCCCTCAGTAGCCTCTTTCATCATAGCGCCACGTTGAGATAGCTTTTGAAATAAATTATCTAGCACATCGCCAGATTTTGCCATCTCATCTAAACTATCTTTGTAAGTTCTAAACGCTGCTGCGCCTTCCTTTATATAACGACCTTTGTCATCTCTTGCCATTGATATTCCTATGTGATTGTTTTTGTATAAAAAACTTTGAAATGGTTAAAACTTATAATCCCGCTTTCTTTAATTCTTTATCATATTCTGGATCTGCTTTTCTCTTTTTAGCGACTAACTTATTCCACTCATCATCACTTTTTTTGATTCTAGCCATAACTTTTTTCATTTCAGGGTCTTTAGCTAACTGTTTTTTTATTTGTTTAGCTTTTCTTCCAGCTAAAGCTTTTGCTAAAGTACTTAAAAATTCTTTAAGAACTGATTCGTTTTTATAAGTGTATTTGCCTATTCTTCCAGACATAAATTACTCCATAGGATTATAAGTTTTGATTCAGTAATAAATATCAAATAGATAAATTTTTCTATTTGTGTTATTTATAATTCTGTTGCGTTTTTTTTCTAGCTTTTTCTATTTCCTTATTTTCATCTGAATATTGTTTATTAAGACGATTCAAATAGACTTTACGCAAATATATTGGTAGGTTATATACTTCATTGAAAGTGAAACCACCTTTATGATAGTATATTAATTGAAATATTTCTTCGTGAATATCTTTTTTGTGTTTAGGTTGAAGGCCAAAAAAACTGTGCAGTGATTTCCACTGCAACCTCGCTTTCTGTACCATCTTCGAAAGTTGCTATGGTTGTCATATCAACATCAGGATTAATAGAATTTATAAACTTTCTTATTTCCAATGAATCTACTGATAGTAATTCATTGTCAACAAATTTGTTTATAGTGGTTCTTGATGAATCACCATCGACAGAAGTAACTATTCTTTTCATACGACTTGTCATACTTTGTACTAATCCACCAGTAACTTTTTTTAACCTTTCGGCTTCTACTGTAAGTTCTTTTTCATCTAGATGTGTGAGAAATTTAAGATTAATGTCTCTTTTAGCATTTGGTAAATGAAATGAAAATTCATTAACACCCTCAGTTAACTCCTTAAAATCAACTTCTTTATCATTTAATGTTGTTAAATCTACTGATGCAGTAGTTTGTTCTCCATCATCGTTTATCATAGAAAACTCATATTGTTTACCATAAGCAAGTATTCTAGCTGCGATAATAAGTGCATTCTTATCACCTATAAGTAAATCAGCTATTTTAATCTTTTTATCCACAATTAATGCTTCTAAAAGTTTATCTATTGCAGTTCCCTGCTTTAATAGATTAGGTGAAGTAAGAATATCTTCTTCTCTTGCTGTCATGTATTTCATTTCCACCTTACCTGAAGCAAGTGGATTGTCTTTGGGATAGAAATATCCCTTAGACGGAAGATTAACGTCTTCCGTTGGGAATTTAACTTCTGCCATGCGAATTTCCTCTGATTATTATCATTAAGATTTAAAACCTGTTTATTAATAACTATATTAGTAATTGTTCAAATAACAATTTATTTTTTTGACGGTGCGAATTTCTCTTTAATTGGTTTAAGAACCATATCGAAAACGATATCGTCATATTTTGTTGGTGTAAGTTTTACGATTTTTTCTAAAGCGTAAATAACGATCAAAATATATTCCCAATTTGCTGCTATAAATTCAGTCATTTTATACTCCTATTAAATTAGAATTGTAAGATTGCGTAATCGTACTGTAATGTTAGGGTGATGTCTGCTGGCTCGTTTGATTCAAAAGCCATCTCACCAAAGTTTGCGGTTGCTATGTAAGCACCTTTCAATGTCCATTCTTCTACTATATCACCTACTGGACCTAGCATATTAAATGTTACATCTTTCTTATAAAAATCTGCGTATCCGTCTCTACCTGTTACAGATTCGTGTCCTAAACGAACCCATTCCATGACTGCTTGTGCACCACTTGGAACGATAGGATCGTATAATGTTATATCAACTGGCTGCCAAGTTCCTTTTCCCTTGAGGTGTCTCTTGACGTTGATGTGGTCTAAAACCATTTCCTCAAACTGTATCTGTGGTCTTGCAGCTGCTTTGACTAAATATGATGGAATACCCTCGATGTACATAATAAACCGATTTTTTGTTTTCGGTTCAAACGGGGTAAAAAATATTTCATTCGTATCTAAAATGTCAGGCATTATTGTCTCCATTAAAAGCATTTTGTATCTTCTAATATAAATATCAAAAACTTAAAAAATAAGTAATATGAATATTACATAGTTCTTATTAGTTTTATAGTAGTTTTATAGGAAAAGAAAAACCCCAACCGAAGTCGGGGTTTTCCATATACGTCAGCGTATGTTATAAGATAAATTACTCAGGGAACGATGCGCCTGTAGGTTGAACAACAAAATCCAACACAATGAACTCTGCAGTTCTTGTAGGTTGAATAAAGATTTGTCCTACCAATCTGTTTCTATCTACAACATCAGGAGTATTGTTAGTTTCATCCATTACTACTCTGAATGCACTTAAACCACTATTGGATTGTACACTTTCAAGGTAAGGATTAACAATATTCAAGAATCTGTTTCGTGTAGCTACTGTATTCTGTTCGAATACCAAGTATCTTGAGGATGATGCGATGAATTTCTTCAATGCAATCAACAATCTACGAACATTGATTCTATCTAATGCTGATGGTTTGGATTGTAGTGTCTTCTGTCCGAATACTACTACACCTTGACCAGGGAATGAAGCTATTGGATTAACTCTTTCTTCATAGAGATCGTCTCTTTCAGCGTGTGTTAATCTTGTTTTAGCTTCTAACACCGTAGTCAAACCACCACGATTTAAACCAGCTGGTGCAAACCATTCGTGTGCGACTTTATCAGTAAATGCGATTACTCCAGGTAATACGACTGATGGTGGGACCCATACTGGTCTGTTTGTGTCTCCATCAACTATCTTAACCCAGGGGTAATATGTTCCTGCATAGTTTGTATCTAAAGCACTTACAGTATTTGTTACCGTAGCTATAGTGTCTCCGTATGCAGCTGCATCCATCACATAGAAAGCGTCTGCTCTTGCTTCAACTTTCAATATTGCGTGATTTGTTACCTTTGGATGTAATCTGTGTATCACACCAGGTGTTACCAACAAGTTAATGTCAAATTCGTCAGGATTACTTACAGCATTAATTGCTCGTTTGTAAGCTACTGAACCACTTGCTGTAGCACTTGAGATATCAAATCCTTGTGTGTTTGTTGCACTTATATCGTTACCAACAAGTTTTGGATTACCAGGATTATCACCATCAAATCCCCATTGGAAAGGAACTGTAAACTTTCTCTGTCCAATTGCGGATAGTGATAATGTAACATTCTCTGTAGCGTCTGAAAATGTGGTTGACAATGCACTTGCATCAGCGTGACCTAACATATTCTCAAGAGACATAGTTACGTTACCAGTTGTAGCGGCTGTCTTGTAAATAGGTGATAAGTATTCACCATTATCAGGACGTTTATCCATATCGAAATCAAAACCATAAAATATGTTTGAATCGAAATCACCGTTAGTATTCTGTTGTGTGTGAACAAAAGATGCACTTGGTGCACTAGCTACAGGAATATATACTGCGCTGTGTCCCATAGGAACAACTGTAGTTGGCATATTCTCTAAGTTTTTGTAGTCACCTACACGAATATGTTTACTCAAGTTTGGATAATCACCCTTGTATGTCAACTTACCATTTGAATCAATTTCAACGAACCTATCACCAATTACTTTAGCGAAGTAGTTTGCTGCTTCTGGATCGAATGTCAAATTGTCATATTGTTCTACTATCTGATTGTCTTTTGTTTTATTTGGTGCATGATGTCGAACCTGTAATGAGAATGTTCCATAATCACTACCTGCTACCGAAGATGCTGCTTTAATATTTAAGATATTAGTCTTATATGCTTTGTTCATATTTGTTCCATGTGAACGTGTATAAACTCTGAATAAGTTATATCTTGCTCCAGCCACTAATTGTGATTGGATGTAAGGTGTTCTAGCAACATTGTAATCTTTGTTACCAGTCCATGTGTCAGCATTTCCATCAGCATCAAATGTAGTTACGCCTGAATTTAAATCAAGTGTACCCGTTGATGAGGTAACAGCACTTTGCCAAGCACCTGAACCTGTGGAATGTTGAATCCCCTTAAAGTTTTTGTAAAGATAGACTGGTACGGTTGTACCTGCTCCATCATCTGCTATCTGAGGGTCTGTACTAAGGACATCTCCGATATAATTTGCACTTCCTGTACTAAACGAAATTGTTTTTGTATAGGTTGTGATATCACTTCCACTAACTACTAATGTGTAGTTTGTAAAAGTTCCACTACCTGTAGATGGTGTTAAGTCACCAGTACCGTTTACAGCTCCACGTGATGGTGCTAAAACAGCTAATGCGTGGTCTTTAGTTGAACCACTAATTCTACAAGATAATGTTATTATATCAGGTTTATATCCACCTAGTCCTAAAACCCTCACGACCGTTACCGAACCAGCGGAACGTAAATATTGCTGTACAGTATATGGCGTATAAAAACGCTTATCGAGACCACCGAACATCTCTTCGAATTCTGAATAGTTATTCAGAACAGTAGGTGTAAAAGCTGGACCTTTAGTCGTTGGACCAATAATCGCAGCTCCAATGTCTGCTACACCTTGTGGAAGAAATGATAAGTCTCGTTCTTGCGTAAATACACCAGGACTTACGATTCTTTCAGCCATTGAGTTTCTCCTAAATGAGTTTTGTTAAATAAAGAAAAATTGTTTATTTATAAGTATAAAAGAAAATCCCCAAATACAATAATAAGGGGATTTTTATTTATTTTTTTAAGTTTTTTATTAACTATTTGGTGTAAATACACCAGTATC